GGATAATTTCCCATAATAAATTTTTGTAGCGAAATAAAGGTTCACACTATATCTTAAAGTGTTATATCAAGTTATTTAAACAGAAGTAGAGTGTATCAGCACGCTGTTATAAACAAATTAAAGTTATATTAAAATACTACGTAATTTATTACAAGAAGGTAAAATCAATTAACTAAATTAAATTATATATTTTATACTATCAAAATTAATATAAAGATAGTGGTTGCAATGGGTGAATATCAATTATTTGAAAATATTTCACAATTACCATCATCTATGTTGGAGTCTTTAAATGATTTTAAAGAAACTAATAGAGAATGTGTTGCAACAATGAAAAAGATGCAAGAAACATTGAAATCTTATGATTATTTAGCGCATCAAGGATCTGAGAAAATTAAAGATATCTCAGATACATTAAAATCAGCTTTTAAAGTTGATGATAATGATCCATTTTCTATAACTTCTGTTATAGAAAATGTGAAGAAACACCCAGCAGGAATTATTGCTTCATTAACTAGTTTAATGAGGTGTTCAGATTATGTTGATTTTTCAACAAATTTGGTTTCATTAGCATCACTGCTTGGGTTTGAACAAAATGTAATAGTTAATATTCGAAAGCGATGGGAACAGATAGAGGATTCGTCCCATCTTAATCAATATCAATCAACTGGTAATGTTGTTAAAATCTTATGTTTGTTATTATCTGTATTGGGTAAAACAGCTGTAGGATCTTCAATAACTAATTTTGCCGGGTTATTACGTGATGCTAAAAAGAATTCAGCAGTCTATAAAGATTTATTAGAAGAAGTAGAAGACTTAGCTGAAGAATATGGTTTTGGTTTTTCTACTAGAGCTAAAGTAGTTCGAGAAATGAAAAATGATTTAGAGATTCTTATTAAGGATATTATGGATTATGAATATTTTTCTATTGTATCACCTATACGATTTTGTCGTATGAGTGAATATAAACGCTTTAAGGAAACTGGAAAGAAAATTGAAACCTATATAGTAGAAATGTCAAAAAGATCAATGAAAGATTTTATTGGAACTGCTATGTCAGCTGAAATTATGGCTTTACATCAAAGGTATATTCGATTACAATCAATAGTTGAGAGTGTTCGACGAACTAATGGTGAAAGGGTTAAACCAGTTGGTATTGCTTTCTATGGAATGGAATCTCAAATTGGAAAATCTCATTTAATGACTAAAGTAGAATTTATGGTTAAAAATAAATTGCAGGCGATGTTTGATGCTAATCCTGAGGATGAAACTCTTCAAGCATTTGCTAATGCTAAACAATGGGCAACATGGGAACAAAATATTAGAGATAAGTTTGATCAAAATTATGATGGACATGAAGGACATACTATTGATGATTGTTTTAGTTCAAAAGAAGATTTAGAACATCAAATGTTGATTACATTTATATCTAATAGAGCAGCAGCTACATATCAACCAGAAATGACAAAGAAAGGTTTTGCTTATGTAAGTCGTTATGTATTAATCTCATGTAATAAATTTCCAAGAGATTCTAAAATGATAAATAATCCACATGCTTTAGCTGAAAGATTTCCAATTTTTATACATTGTAAATTGAATGGGAAAAATCCAGTTCCAAAGGAAGGAACATTGGATGAAAGTTTTAATTGGTTAGATTTACATTTATCTTCTGGACATAATTTTTATAATAGAATAAGATCTAATGAAAATTGTCCAGAGTGTTTTTGCTCTCAAGATCATACGACCACATCAATTGAAGAGATTGTTGATTTAATTATTAGTAAAATGATTATAAACCAACAGAGATTTGATGCTTCACAAAAAGCTTATAATAATTTTGAGGTGGCTGATGGTTTTGTAGATGCTTATTCAGAGGATTATTCTTTTTGTAAAGGATTTGCTTCGAAAAATGTAGATGCAAAAGCATTTTTAAATCAACCAGAAGTTGATTATTATAATTTTGAAACTTTACCTGATGATATACAGGTTGCTTTTAGATCTAGTCGTACTAATGACCCTGAATATTTTGAATTAATTAAAGACAATCCGACAATGTGTAGTTCTGTCAAACGAAATACAATTCAAGATTTAATGAATTTGGCAGATATTAGAGATCTTCATGATATATTATTATATTATGAAAAATATAATTTTAAACCATTAAGTAGATATGAAAATTTATTACATAACTTTTTACAAAATAATAATTTTCTTACTGGAAATGATGCTCATTTCTTATGGTTTAGAGGTAGCTTATATTTTAATGATATATGTAATGGTGAAATTCTTGCTAATGCAGAGACATATGAAGAATATGAAATGAGAACAATGTATATTTTCTCATTAGTAAAACGTATGTTTTGTGATCCATTATTCTTAATTTATGGAGTAGTTTTTGTATCTCTAAATTTGTTAGGATTACCTGGTGTTATTTGTTTGACAATTATAATAAATGTCATGCGGGCACATGGAGTAATACATGGAATTGTCCACAAGGGCAATTCTTATAGTACTACAGATTTTACAATGAACTTATTTATGAAAGGGTTTACTATATTTGCATTGTGGGTGTTATTTAAGTTTGTATATTTTCTATGTAAAAAGATAAAGAATTTTATGATAGACCCTATTTGGAATTTGTATACTGAAGAGCATTCAATATTAGTTGCCAATTATGAAAGTAGTAAAGTTTCATTTAGAAGACGTGATATATATCGTTTACCTAATGATAATACATGTGTGTTGGTTACAGCAACAGGAGGACATCCAGCTCGTTTAAGTTATCTCAGACAGTGCCCTAACGGCACCTTTGGGAAGAATTGTAAGTGTATGGTTCGTAATGTTAATATAATATATATGTATTGTCGTAATGATGATATGTCTATAAATAAAAGAGCGTTTAGTCAATGTCTAGATCAGATAAGTGAACAAGAAATCTTCTTAGCTGAGAGAGATATTGTGGAAGATCTTAAACCACTATTAGAACAACATGGTAATTATCACAAAGTTGTTTGTTTTTCCTATGAAAATTCATTTAATTATGAATTTTCTCATCCTTATTCTAATCATCCAGGTATTAAACCTCAATTAAAAGTTAAAAACTGGAGAGAGAGAGATACATCAGATGATGAATTTGAGGTTGAAGATTCTGGAAAACAAGAACGTAAACGACAAAATAAATCTTTTAAGAGATATGAAGGTGAAGGTTCTGGTCTACAAGAAAGAAAACGTCAAAATAAATCATTTAAACAGTATGAACAAGAGGGATCAGGTGATAAACAGCGTAAACGACAAAATAAGCAATTTAAACGATATGAGTATTCTTATGAAAAGGGAATTCCAAAGTTGCCCAAATTAGCAAAACATTTGGAAACAATGCATTTTACTTCATCTGAACTTGATAGTTTTGGTGAAGAAGATTATAATCCATCTTGTGTTGAAGAAGATCAATTTGAAGGTATTCGTTTGGAAACTATTGAAACACCTTTGATTAGTTGTGATGATGCAATTATTTTTCCAAAAGATAGTAAATATGATTTTGCAAATGCTGAGAAACAATTAGAAGGTACTTATGAAAGTGCCATAGATGCTAATGCTAATGCGATCTTGCGTAAAATACAAGATTACATGAATGTTAGAGTTTATAATTTTAATGGAAAGCATACAGGTTGTTTATTTGGTATTGGTGTTGGTAAGTTCATAGTTTTTCCTAGTCACCTTGTGAATAAAGAAGGTGATATTGTAATGTTTAAACAAATGAAAGGAACTGTAGAATCCGATTTTACGTATTTTGCTAAAGTTATTAAGTTTAAGAAAGAATGGGAATTGTGTTCTGCAGAAATTTTACCTTTAAATCATGCTGTTTATTTGAATCATAAAAGGTTGGGTCAACAAAATTTGATTTTTGGTTTAGATATTTTAAAATATGTACCATTAGATCACGATGTTGGATCTAAATCTTTAACAAAGTATTGTTTACAACATTTACCAAAACAAGGATTTATTATTCCAGGTATGGTTTCTTATGTTGCAGATTATAAAGGGAAATTGTCTGGAGAGGCAGTTGAATGTGAAATTTATGCTATGAAGACAATGCCTTTTATGAATGCTCAAACAATTCCTGGTGATTGTGGTGGTTGTGTAGTAATGCTTAATCCATCGTGTACTAGAAAATTAATTGGTATGCATATAGGATCTGGAACCAATATATTTAAAAGTTCTGGTTTTACTGAATCACATGGAATTATTGCTATTTTATCTCTCTCACGTTTACAAGTTTTGACTTGTGGACTATATGATGAGAGACAGAATAGATATGAAAATGATTATATTGAATATCCTAAAATTACTTGGGCTAAAGAGAATAGATATGATAATTTTACTGAATATTTAGAAGAAGACGGATATGGTATACATATGCCGCCTAATGACAATGATGCATTTATATATATTGGTGATTTAATTAAGAAACAACCACCATGTGATATAAATGGTAAAACTGATCACATAAAAACTCCATTCTATGGATGTTTTGAAGAGACTAAAATCCCATCAGTATTGCGAGATATTGATGTTGTTGATGATAGTAAATTATTATGTGATGAATTTGGTAATAAATCTATTATTGTATCACAATTAGCTGGATATGGAGATGTTGAACATTCTATTGATCAAAATATCTTAAATGATATGACAAAACAATTAACTGATTATATGATTGACGTTATGACTGGCTTTGCAATTGGTACTAGTACTAATTCAAAGACAGCTATGTGGGAATCAATTAATGGTCAATATTTTAACGATGATTTCGATAAAATCAATGAAAAATCCAGTGCAGGTATTCCATGGTCTATGTTGGGATTAACATCTAAATCTTCAGTTTTAGAAGACAAACGAGTGTTAAATATGTATAGAACATGTGATACTGATAAATTTATTAATGGTAAATGGTTAAAACAAGATAAAACAACTAATTATTTTAAGCGTGTTTTTAATAATAAAATGCAACAAGCTATGAATTTAAAACGAACTTTTTCAATTTGGAAAGTTTGTTTAAAAGATGAATTGCGTAAAATTGAAAAAGTAGAGGTTGGTGCGACTAGAGCTTTTATAGCTCCTCCATTGGAAACTTTCTTTATGGGAAGATATCTTTTTGGAAGATGGAAATCAGCTTTTAAAGCTTGTTCAAAATCTTTGTTTCATGCAGTCGGTATTAATATGAAATCCAATGATGTTGCAGCTTTAATATCTGAATTTAAGCAACATCCTAATTATATGGATATTGATTATAAGAACTTTGATCAGCGTTTGTTGGCACAATTTATTAAAGCTGTAGCTGTTGTTATTGTAGAGACAATTCGTCATTCTGAAAAGAATAACGATTTTGCTAATGCTAGATATGTTTATTTCGAAGAATTAATCTATACAGTTTTATGTGCAAATAAAACTGTTTTTATGACAAAACATGGAAATAAATCTGGTAATGTTTTAACAACTGAATTAAATTGTTTAGTTAATTTTCTCTATGGTTGGTATGTTTTTAGGAAAGTCACTAATATGACTTCTCTTATAGATTATATGAAACATGTAGTAGATAAAAACTATGGTGATGATAAAGGTATGGCTTTTTCTGATCATGCAAAAGAATTAGGTTTTAACTTTATGGCTTATCAACAAATTATGCAGGAATTAGGACAAATAGTAACTCCTGGTAATAAATCTGAAGTTTTATTGCCATGTTTTAATAATATATGTGAAATGCAATTTCTTAAAAGAAATTTTATTGAGTTTAGACCTCATATTTGGCTTGCTCCTCTTGATAAAACATCTATTGAGAGTGTTTTTAATTATTCGTGTTTAACCGAAGAAGAGATAGAGGAATGGAAAAATACTATTTTCGAACAACTTATTGAAGCTGCTTTATGGGGGAAAAGTTATTATAATAATTTTGTAACAAAATTACGAACTTTTGTTTCTACAGCATATTTTAAACGAAATTATATGTCTTTAAGAGAGTCAATTATGCCTATTTTATTGTATAGGTATAAAGATATTATGACATCTTATTTTATTCGAATTGGTATTTTGGATTCCGAGAGTGGACAAAATGAAAAGATTATTGTAACATTAGAAAATTTTGGTGGAAGAACTAAAATTAAATATCAAGAAGTAGAGTGTAGCAGCACGCTTGATCAAAATAAAAATAAAGAAAATATATATCAAAGTGATATTATAATTAAAAATATAGATAAATTTACAGACTTACTTAACACAGAGTGTATTTCAGTTATGGAGAATGTGAGAAATTTTATTCAACAGTGTGGAACCCGCACTTACAATTTAGGGTTAAATGCAGGAAATAATATGCCTGAAGAGGTAAATCCAGAAACTGATATTCAGTTAGAAGGAGTTCAATCTGACGTAGGGAAACCAATCAGAGTAAACTGTGCTGATGGAATGGTTATGGCTTATCCCTTAGGCCAATCAGATCGACCAGCAAGTGCTTATCAAATTCCTCGTGTAATGGATGTTCAATATTCCTTACCTAATGAGTTAAAGCATTTTAATTTAATAGATCCCATAACATTAGGGGGGTTAGAAACAGTTGTAGTTTTATCTCCAACTTTGGCACAAATTGCTCCAAAAGCACATCATATTCATGATATATTTCAATATTCAAGAGTAAAAATGTGTTTATTGCGTATTGATTCAAGACCACCTTTAGGGTATTCACAACTTGTAAAAGTTGTTTGTACTACTACAGCAGCAACAGATACTTCAGCTTTTAATCGTAAAGGAGTAACTTATAATTTAGCTAAATGTCCAACAATGTATTTTATGATACCTTATTGTGATCGAGAATTTATGAAAACTATTGATGAACCGTGGTTTAAAGTTTTTATACAACGAGTTACAAGCCCTATTGCCCGTACTGATATTCCAGATCCATTTTATTTTAGACCTTCGTTTGAAGTATTGGATATGGATTATTATGTTCATAAGAATTTGGATTTAACAGCTAACCCTCCAATATCAAGTGATTTTTCATTTGAGTTTGGACCTATAACAACTACAGCTACAGGAGTGACTTTTTCACCTTTGGGAGTAGGAGAAATCCCATTTTCCAGATTAATAACAACTGTTGCACCAATATTGATTAATGAGTTTAATACAGGTAATTTAAAAATTTTACCTGCTGGCAGTCAGATTTCTTTGAGTTCTACTGTGCGTATAGCAGCTCAAGTCTCTATTGATGTTTTTATGTCAGGTTTAGTTGGCGATTGGGTTATTAATGTTAGATGTACAGTGGGAGGTACTGATGTAACTCTTACTGCAGTAACATCACAAAATCTTGGTGTTCCTAGTGTGGGTTGGGTAGGTATTAATCCTATAACTTTTGCTAGTCAACAACAATTTAAAGCTAAATCACGTAGGCGACCAATATTGGGAACTGATTATGAAAAGCCGGATTGGAATAAATATGAAGAAATTCCTTTACAAATTAGACATGATATTATTGATAAACAATTACCATTTGATGTGCGAAGTGCAGATTTATTAAACACATATTATCATACCTTACCAGAACCAGATTTTAAAATTCATTTGTTACCACATGATGAATTTAAGAGATCTGTTACAGAACAAATTCGCAGACGTCGTGAAACAAATCGTTACGAAAATGACGATGTTGATATGATTGATTTATCTGATGATAAAATTATTGATTTAATTGAGCAGGAGAGTATAGATGTATGTACAGAATTAATACATATTAACAAACAACATGATTATATATCTCAACTTAAGTTATTAGCAGATAGTAAACATTTGGATGTTAAATATGAATTTGATTTATTACCTTCATCAGCACATCAACCTATTTATAAATGTGTGGTAACATATGATAATCATCAAACCAATTCATTTGGAGTTGGTAAGAAATTAGCAAAACAACATGCTGCAGAAGCAATGTTGTCTATGTTTAGTGAAGGTGAGTACCAAATGGATATGGATCTTGATGTAGCAGCAGCTGAACCTAGTGAACCGAAAAATCCAATGCCGCCAGTAGCTGTAGCTAAACCACAAAGTTTAGCTATGGGTCAAACTATTGGTAACATTGGAGCTCATATTGATGTAACTGAAAATGATTTTGTGCCAATCGAGACTTATGAAGTCACAAATGATTTGCCTAATGATGGACAAGTATTTAAATTTAGAATTCATCCAGGTAATTTTACATCAGCTGGTGTAGAATCACAAGCTCAAATTGCTTTTAGAAATCATGTATTTTCAGGTCCAGGTGTTGTTAATGGAAAGATTTCATATTGTACTTTTAAAATTACATCAGCAGCTAATGCATTTCAGAATGCTAGGTTGTTATTGAGTCAAATTCCTTTAGAGTATACAGCAGCTCAAGTTGATGCTTTAAAACCTCAAGATTTAAAACAGTTTCCGAGTAGAGAACACAAACTACATGGAACTGAAACTATATTTAACCCTCAATGGGTAAATAGATTACCAGAATTAGGTAATCATCAAACTGATCCCAGTAATACTAATGGATGGTTAGTTTGTAAAGTATTGGAAAATTCTTTAGTTGATGATAGTGTAAATCCACGATTAACATTGTGGGTATGTGCTAATGCAGTTAATTATTCAATGCCTCGTGTACCAGTCGCTCTTCCAGTGGTTGTTACTTAGTTTATTTATTCTTAAATATTAAAATTCTACGCAAAAAGAGATTCTGTTTTATTTTAGCTTTACGAATAAGACGTGCCCGAAGATTCACGTTTAATTACTCTTCAAAAGTGGT